ATCATTTCTTTACGGACCCCTTTATCGACTTCGATACCGAGCCCCTGTTTACCCGCCATATCCAACGAGCGACCCCAACCGTGATAACTCGACATATCGGCAGTGCATTCAAAGGATTTAAAGTTGGTTTTCTGTTTAAGAACCCCTAGGATTAGTTCCTCGAAAGGGCGGTTGTGGGCCACCACATCAACTCCGTCCAGTTTTTCCCATGGGGCATCCTTGGGATGGCCCACCCATTTAAACCCGTCGTCTCCTACGATACCCACCATGTAGGCCTCGAAGTCAGGGTGATTTACGTAAAGCTGCTCGCCGTTGCGAACAGAACAATCTTTATCGTAATAAGTTTCAAAATCTATACAAGCACGCTTCATAATCTATTAGTTTGGTTAGAGTAGAGACTAAAATGGGGGAAGGTTTCCCTTCCCCCATTCAAGTGTAGTTACTGGAAGTTAGTGGGGACTAGTTAGGCAGAAGCCCCTTCACAAACTCCTCTTCAGTTTCGGAAAGGATTCCGGAACGCTTCATTGATGGGGAAAACCACGTATTATCCTTGTAGGACTTCAACGAAGATGTCAGCAACCATTTGTATGCGGACAGGGGGTTTTTAGAGAATGCCACAGCACTTGCCACAACCTTGGCGGTAGTTGCGTAAGCTGTTTTAGCCGCCGTGAAAGCGACCATCGCATAATGACTTCCCTCAAACTCATGGGGAAACATCCCTGCATCATCCTCCACGTCATCCGGCAACTTCACCAAAAAAGTGAAGTTAGCCATAGGCTTGCAGTAGTTTACTGCGCCGTATTCGGTAGAGAACCCTTCAGAGTGCATTTCCTCACGGGTAGCGAAGACTTTTGGTTGAGAGTCATCTTCCCAATCAATATCCTCTTGGTAACGCTTTACCATGTTCAGGACGATCACCTCAAGAGGGGAGTCCTTTCCAGCAAGCTCCATCTCTTTGTTGAGACAGATACCTCCGGGGGTAAAGCCCTGATCGACCAATTCAGAAGTCTTTGCAATAACGAGCAATCTCGGGAGCAGAAGATCTTCTTGATCCCAGTCACCCTCCATTCCATCATTAGGGGCAATCTTGGCGACCTCTGTTGTTGATTCCACCTTCTCCAACTCCTCCCTCTTCGCAGTCTTCTTTGCAGGAGACTTCTCTTCAGGATTAGCTGACTTCATGTTACCTAGTGTAGTTTTTGCCATAATATAATTTCTGTTTTAACTTTTAGTTTTTGTTTGTTTTTAGTTTTTTATTCTACTTATATAGTTAACGTCATCACCGTGAGAGATAAAATCTTCCGATTCTAGTTCACTAACGACTTCGGCAACTAAAGCTTTCTTCTTACCCGTTTTTGCGAAACTCGCAACGAGTTTTTCATACCCTGTAATGGGGTAGGATTTAATCCCTTCAAAGAACCCCTCAAGAGCGGCCCCCTCTTCGTCGGGAGAAATGCTCTCCCTAAGAATACCCCAAGCGGCCTTTGGACAAGTAATCGCCCGCCGACCTTTTCTAGTCTTAACCTCAAATCCGGGAATTTCAATTCCTTCCTCGAAAATCATTTCCCTAGCCTTGGCCTTCCATTCCTTAATCGCCTCTTCAGCGATGGGAGCCAGAATCAATAGCTGACTCATTATTTCCGGATCAGATACACACGCACCGCTAACAATCTCCGGTATATTCAGAACCTCACCCCCTCCGTGAAATCTCTTAGCCACCCCCGCAAGCATACTAGCCAAGGCAGGACAATGGCCCGCATGAGCGCAATATTCGCAGGTATAGGGAGTTGGGTTAAGGTCCTCTATTGTCGCGGCTTCAAAGTTATGTCGGAATTTTTTACCCGTTGCTATTACAGCAGAAATCTCCACCAGTATGTCTTGCATGTCATCCCTTGAGAATGTATGAGAAAGAATCTCATCACGTTGGCAACAAATTAAGTAAAAATGGATGGTATCAATTTCGGGGAATTTTTGAAAGGCCCCAAGAGCGTAGGCTTTAGCTTGCAAGTTGACGGCGGGCTCTTCTACAGCATGGCGTCCAGTCTTATAGTCGATTTGTATGGCCTCAGTCCCTTGGATGCTGAAGCGGTCGCAGGTCCCGAAGGTTTCTTCGCCAAGCAGTTTAATAATCAATCGAATCTCTTTATAGTCTTTGAAGTCATCAAACCCGAGATTCGTAAAGATGAGATCTTCTACGCGTTGGGTGTATTCAGCGAGTGAAGATTCCCAATCACTTAAAGCAGACCAGTCTCCTGTTTCCAAGGCTAGGTGAACCCGTGTCCCCATTTCCGCCGCTGGATTAGTCCCTGATTTACTTTTATACCCCGCGCATATCTTCACCAGCTTTAACGATGAAGGCCCAAACTCCGCATGGTCCTCTACTCCACCTTCAACCTTAATTACCTCTTCTGTTTTCATGGTGGTATTAGATACGTCACTTTCAGTGTGAAGCAAGTCTAAATTATTGAGTTTTACCATCATTCTTTCTATGATGTCCTTCTCTATAGTATCAGCCGCTACCAGTATTTGTTGCAAGGAGGGGGTTAAGTTCCCCACTCGGTCAACCCTACCCAATATCTGTTTAAACTCTTTGGCATTATAGGTAGGGGAGATCAACGCTACGCGGGGATGCCCACCAAGTTTATCATGCAGGCTAACCCCTACCCCACCCGCAGAGGTGTTACACAGGATTACTCTACTGGAGTTAGCTTGGAAACTAGCTATATAGTCATCTCGTTCAGTTTTAGATTGCCCACCCATTACAAACCCGTGGGGTTCGGTCAATCTTCTGGATACCGCATTAATAGAATCCGTAAAGTTCAGGAATACCGCTACTGAATTACCCTCGCTCCTATGGCTTTCTATTAGGGTAACGATATCAGGGACTTTCAATATTTCTATCTCCTGACGCAACCGAAGCAGCTTAGTAATAGCAATAGGCTCATCCCCGTCTAATTCACGATGCTCCTCAATCTTTTCGAGTTCGTCATTCAGTTCCTTTACCAGCGTTCTAATCTTGGATGTCTGGGAGAAGTTTATCGGAGTGGTCATAACCTTACATTCCGAGAAGTGGGTCCCCAAATCTTCGCGAGTGAGACGACTGCCTCTTGAGGGGTAGATTAGTTTATGAAGGTCCTTTAAGCGGTGAGCCTCCGAATCGGGGAATTGAAGGGAGCCCCATGTATCAAACTTACACCCCCATGCCTTAGCCCAGTCCCAAAAATTACTCAAGGTATGCAGATCAAGAGCATACCCGATAGATCTCATTTCGCGGGGGTCCTCGGCGGCGGTTGCTGAAAGGAGCAGGGTCCGGATATTTTGGGCGCGGGCACTGGAAAGCAAATTAGAATTGAGGGTCCTAACCCCCTTGGCTTTGTGAACCTCATCAAATATAAGAACGGTATCTCTTTGAGATACGGTCCAAAGAAAACCCTTCTTACCTCGGCGTTTAACGACGTGGCCTATGCGACCACCCCGAAGTTTTTCCCAAGTGAAGATACCTCCGTGGGAACACTTCTGTCCCTCAAAAGTAGTTTCCCATGCGGAGACTACCGCTTTCGGGCAAACCACGATCGGGGTAAGGCCCAGCCCTTTGACCGTCTCGATTGCACACAGGGTTTTACCACAACCAGTTTCAGAAGAGTCGAGGGCGCACCCCACTTTTTTAAGGGATTCTTGGAGGGAGAGAACGTGTTTTGATTGGACATCGAATAGAGTTAACATTTTTTGGCTTTGCATGTTTACGGTTTAGTTCCGTGCGCAGTTTTTACAGGGAGCTTTTCTCCCACAGGTTTTGCACGCACTCGAAAGAATACGAGACGCTACCGATTTGAAGCTGACTCCACTATTGGCGGTTATGAAAGGGTCTTTTATCCCTCCCGTTTTTAACGCCCCGTAACGAGCGATTAACGCCCCGTCCGCTAGGGCGTGAGTTATTTTCCATGAGGGCCATAGCTTTATAGCCACCCTTTTTAAATCGTTTTTGTGTTGAGTCTTAGTCACACCTTTGGGTAAGTTTAAGGGTGACTGCCATGCTTGTGGAGTAACCAGTGTAACCTTGCAGGATAGGAGGGACTTCATCACCCCCCGTTCAAACCCATAGTTACATCCAAAGGTAAAAGTGGAGGATACCCCCTGTTGAGGCATGGCATGGACCTTTTCAAGGTAAGCGAACTCTATTTTATGGGTTAAGGAAACCCCCCTAACCCAATCTATAAACCCCTCTTCTGTTTTGAACGTGTGCATGTCGAGAACCTTGATCCCTCCCGAAGAATCAAGTTCCACTAACGCTGCACCGCCCTTTATGCCCGGATCAACACCAATGCCCAGCATCGCTTACGCGTATTGATCCTCCAGTAATTTACGCATCATTAGTTCAACTGAAACTCCCTGAGCCTTAGCTGTATGGGTTAGTTGATCGTTTAGTGCGCCGGACACACTCACGTTATGAGAAACATCTCCGGTCATACGCTCAATGAGGCATTCCGCCACTAAACGACTCAGTGATGTATCCGAAGAATCGGCAAACTTCTTTGCCTTCTCTACGACTTTGCTCGGAAGGTAAAGAGTAACCTTTACACCGTCTTCAATTTGATTTCTTCTGGCCATTTTATGTGAGGTATATTACACGTATATTTATGCTTGGCAACAGTCAATTAAGGATTATACTGGATTAGTCTATGGCAATATCGAAATATGGTTACAAGTTCCCCGACGGAACAACTCCCGTCACAATGGAGCTTCACGCGTTCAAAAACGGACGCCCTCCCGAGCAAGGCGGATTGGGGAAATACCAGCACTTAGTCAACTCAGTAGACTTGCTTTGGAACAACCCCGCTAGGCCCGCAACTCGACAGTTTATCTGGTCCCCGTGGGCTGAGGATATGCTCTATGAAGCGTGCGAAAACCAGTATTTAGCCGTGGCCGGATGCGCTTCCTCCGGTAAGTCTGACACTTTCGCCCTTTGGGGTATCGTAAATTATCTGGCATCTCCAACGGACACGTTGGTTATGATGACTTCCACAACCCTTCGAGAAGCGAAGAGACGGATATGGAAGTCAACGATGGACTTGTGGAATGCGGTTCCCGGCCTTCCCGGCAAAGTAGTCTCCTCTATGGGGATGATTAAGGGCTTGGATAAGACGGGCAAGTTCACCGAATCAACAGGTATTGGACTTTTACCCGCAGAGCGGAAAAAAGAGCGGGACGCTATTGGTAAGCTAGTGGGTATTAAGCAGACCAATGTGTTTGTGATTGCCGATGAGCTTCCAGAAATCCCCGAATCGTTAGTCCATGTTTGTTACACCAACCTGTCCACCAACCCTAATTTTCATATGACGGGGTTAGGTAACCCCAGTTCCCATTTCGATGCTTTTGGGGTTATGGCCGAGCCTAAAGAAGGATGGTCAAGTGTTAGCGAATCTGATTATTCGTGGGAAACCTCACGGGGTTTGTGCATTCGCTTCAATGCGGAGGACAACCCCAACATAACAGAACCGGGAAATAAATACCCGTGGATGCCCGATCTGAAGACCATCAACCAAGCGAAGCAGGACTATGGTGAAAACTCTCTCCTCTATTATCGTATGTATAAGGGGTTTTGGTGTCCCGACGGAATCTCTAACGGAGTTTACTCAGAAGCGGATTTGGTAAAATCCAACGCTTCTGAAAAGGCTAAGTTCACCGGACCTGTAACTAAGGTGGCCGCACTGGACCCTTCGTTCACTTCCGGAGGAGACTTATGCATGGCCTACTTTGGAGAAATCGGTCGAGTGGGGGACGTGGACGTTATTAATTTTGGGGAGGCAGTCACCTTAAAGGAGAACATCAACGACCATAATACTCCTCGATCTTTCCAGATTGCCAGAGCCTTTAGGGACGAGTGCAGGGAACGGAAAGTGGAACCCTACCATACAGCGTGTGATGCTACCGGAGGGGGTGGACCCTTTTTAGATGTTTTGCACAATGAGTGGTCGCGAGATGTCCTAGCAGTTCAGTTTTCGGGGAAAGCCTCAGATAAGCCCGTTTCTGCCACCGACAACCGCCCCGCTAATGAACGATATGGTAATCGTATGTCCGAAATATGGTTTCAGGGAAACGAGTTATTGCGCTCAGGGCAACTAAAAGGCATTGACCACGCACTAGCTAAGGAGATGGTCTCCAGAATGTATGACACTACCGGATCAACGGCCCGTATCGTGGTAGAGGCAAAGAAAGATTATAAGGCCCGAGTGGGCCGCTCCCCCGATAGGGCCGATGCAGCGTTCGTGTTGGTTGACCTTTGCCGTGAGCGGATGGGGTTAATGGGCGG